CTTTTACCTTGGCTGCATACTCTTTATTTCTTCCTTCCCAAAGATACCTTTGATATGGTTCATCGGTCTGTCTTTTATTTACATTCCAGTAATTATATCTTTCGTTATGTTGTTCTTGATAATAATTTTCTTTTGCTAAGACCCCAAAAGTTCTGCTTATAGAACTAATAAGCTCTGATTCAAATCTGTCTGAAAAACTTCCGAGTCTTGCTTCGTGATCTCTTCCATAACGTTGTCTAAATCGTTCCTGATGTTGTTGTGCATAATACGTTTCTTTAGGGCTATTTTTTCCCATCTCTACTAAAGCTGCAGATAATTTTTTTACCTGTTTTTCAGCCTTTTCCGCATTGGCAGCAATATCAGCCATTCCTTTGGCTGCTTCGTTAACTCCTTTATTATCGACCTGAGAATTAACCTGTATGTTCATCTCTACATTGTCATTTTCCATCTTGCTACCTCTCTAAAAGAAAGGCTATACAGGTAAACTGCATAGCCCTGTTGTGTTTTAGTTTTTATTTATCGTTTTATGAAGTTAGAAGACTTCAGAACGAAGTCTATACACTCCATCTTCAAGTCTGGGTTGTTGTAATACAACTCTTGTGCAGCCTCTTCTGAAAACTCAAAAGGTTTCCCGTCTTTACGAAGTTCAGAACCGTCTGCACATCTGATTCCCTTGGTGAGAACTGCTACACGAAGAGCATCAAGCTGTTTGAGTTCTTCTTCTTTTTCAGCATCACTTTTTTTGCTGTCACGCACAGCGTTTGTTTTCTCATCAAGTTCTTCCATCTTTTTGATAGCTTCTTCTGAATGAATACCAATAAGAAGGACTTCAATTCCAAGTGGAATGTTATCAATAATTGGTTCGTGCCAAACGCCCTCGCGTTCATTCACATCTGTAAAAAAATCTTCAAGATTTACAATTTTTTTGTTTTCCATAAGTTCTCCTACTCATTTTTATCGCTCATTTCTGATATGGTGTTCTGTGCCCAGGCTTTCATCTTAAGAATCATTTTCTTATCCTCAACTGTAAGCGGCACTTTCATACATTCCACATAATCATTGATAGTATGAAAAGTGAAAATGATGTTTCCCATCATATCGTGTTCACATCCTTGCCAAATCTGCAGGAAGTGTTTGAATATCCAGGCATACTCTTTCGGAATCGGGATATCACGAAGCTTTCTGTAACGTTCTTCGGTCTCTCCAAGTTCATAAAATTTCTGCTCTGCAGCTTTTCCCCCACCTCTGCTTTTGATAAAGTCTTCTCTGACATCAACATTTCTAAGCCATTCTGTTTTAGTAGTTTCCTTACCACCTTTCATAACTTTCTTTTTTACAGAATGGTAATGATAAAGGAAGAAATAACGCTCTACTGCTTCTCTAAGTCGTTTTTCTCCCTTTTGATAAAATTTGTGGTTGTCTTTGCAAACCTTATAATTTCATCACGAATCAAAGGAGCATTAAGGAATATCTTCTCTGCAACCGGCCTAGAAGATTCAATAGGCTTTCCGCCAAAGTTTACCTCACAACCATCTGCAGCTCTGATACCCTTGATAAATTCAGCAACACGTCTTGCATCAAGTTCCTTACGCTTCTTTACTTTTTCAACTGGATCTTTCAGTTCATCCAGCTCATCCCTTTCTTTGTCATAACGTTCAGCACCCGCGGCATTTTCATTCGAGCCGAACCCTGTAACAAGAAACTGTAAACCGCAGGACTCTCCGTTGACCTTTGGTTCAAACCAAACACCTTCTTCCTCACGGTCCTCCGTGAAGAAATCCTCGATGTTTATCGTCTGTTTCTCCATTTCATCCTCTGTTAAATAAAAATATCCGAGCCTCATACGAAACTCGGATATATATTAGTCACAAAAAAAGTTGAACTTAATTTATGCTACTGTGAAGTGACAAGAACAGTCCTGTCCACCAAGTTTAGCAGTTACAACAACAGCATCGCTTGAAGAAGCTCCTGACAAGTCAGGAATTACAGAAATCTTGCCGTATGTACCGTCTTCACCTGCATCGAGCAAGTCAAGAATTACATTTGCATCAGCATTTGGATCTCCATTTTCGTCTACAACGCCTGCTTCATAGTAAGTGTCAGCAGCCCAAGTTGGAGCAGTTGTCTGAGCAGGAACTTTTACAAACTTATCACCTTCTTTTGTGTAATAGTCTGTATAAGTTGTTGACCAGTTAGCTGGTTCTGAAGTTGTCAGAACTCCTGTTTCATAACCAACGTCAAGTGTCATTACAGATGCTGTACCGCTTCCAATCTGCACTTTTACTTCAAGGCCGTTCGGATTTGTAGAAGCATCATATTCAGTGATGTCTCCCATTCCGAGAACGATGTTTGGAGTAAAGATAACTGCCTGCTGAGCAGAACCACCTGAACCAATTGTGATTGCTTCAGATTTTGAAAGCTTTGGAACTGCAATCTTGAATACACGACAGAGTTTTTCACCGAATGAGCGGAGAGGAACTGTCATATTGTAGTCAGATTCACCTGATGCAGACAAATCTCTGTCTTCAGCTTTTGCATTGAAGATCTGGAACAGATAAATGTTCTGAGGTTTGTCTTCTGCCTTGAACGAGTCATTCATATAACCCTTGTCTTCGAAAGCAAAAAGAACTTCGAATGTCTTGTTGTTGTTGGCAAGATTGTAAAGTGTCTTTGCATCTGGAACAAGGTATGTGCTCAAGTTAGCTGTAATTGCTTTCTTCAAAGAAGATTTAGCAACAGGGTTCTTTACGAACAATGCATACTTCTTTTCAAGGTTCTTATCAACGTTCATTGAAAGAGTCTGTCCAAAAGTGATGTTCTTACCATTGATCCACAAATCACCTTCGCGAGTAGTGAACTGGTCTGTGTCTGTTGCTTTTTCTGGAAGATTATCAATGTAATCATTACCAGTTGTAACGCCGTCTTCGAAGTCATCTGCTGTTGCTCCGCCAAGATAAGTCTTAGCTTCGTCTGTTTCCAGAATGTCAGAACTTGAATCACCCATAAAACCGAAAGAACCTGTTACGATACTTCCGATTTCTGCGTTCAAATCAAGAGTTCCAACTGCAAGACGTTTGAAGATATGATACATATCTTCGCCTTCAACGCCGCCGTACTTCTTTGTGATGAGATACTCGATGCTCTTCTTGCCGAAAGTAATTTCGTTTACAACAGCACCATCAGGTACTTCGAGAATACCGTCTGTGTATGTTGAGTTTTTAAGAAGATGACGAGGTTTGAATTCTTCATCAGAGTTGTAAGAATCTTCGTCATATCCCTGGGTTGGGTCTAACGGGTTCTTAAATTTACAAGCTCTTGTAAGGAATGCTCCAGTTCCACAAGGAATTTTGTCGAGGTTTGAAGCAGAATCTGTATCAGAGTTCCATCTTCGCCACTCATTGTTGAACAAAGCACTGAAGTTGTCGTCGAAAGTATCTGGAGATACTTCTACGTCGATGCTTCCTTCAACAGATGTGTTACCTGGTCTTGGAGCTGATTCAGCACCACCGTGACGAAGCTCATTTGACTGAATATATTCAGTTGTTGGTTTAAGACTGTTTCCAGTAGTACGTGTGAGGTACGGATAGTCAAAACCGGCTTCGTGAGACTTGATCTTTGTAAAATCAGCAGACTTTTTGTCTGTGTTGATTCTCGAAATGAACAGGTCTGTGTCTGAACCGACTTTTATGTTGTGCATAACTTCTGATTTATCTATCATAATGTTTCCCTCTAATTGTCAAGGTCTGCCTGAACCATTACAGTTACAGGCTCAGAATAAAAGTCTTCATACGTTCGTGCGGAAGAACGATACGCAGTTTCTAAAACTCTTATCCCGTCAAAAATATCACCACGCTTAAAATGAGACGCGATAAAATCGTAAGCCTCATCTATATCGTAAGTGCCTCTAGCCTTAGGGCTGTTGATGTTAATCTGCAGCCCGCATATCCATCTGTTGCGGCCGTGAGTTCCAAGCTCCTGCTGAAACGGTTTACCGCGTAATGGAAATATTTCAAACCAGAGCTTATCCTCTGGCCTTGTATCCGTATCATTAGGTTCAATTACAGTTGAAGGTTCTGTATGACCTTTCTCTTCATCGAACGCTTCTATAACCTTCATAAATCGAAGGCGTATCTTCTGCCAAATGTATGTATCTGTCATTCCTGGTATAACCTCGCTACTTCGCAGACTTCCTTGAAGGAAATATGCTTTTTTCCATACAGCATCTTAGCAATAACTTTTATAGAGCCGTTTCTCTTCAAGTTGTACTGCCAAGAGTGCGGATTAGTCATCAAATCATTAACCGACACATTAGACATTGTATCCGCAAACTGAGCACTGACTATCCGATACATTCCTACGGGAGCCTGCACCGAATATCCGCCTTTTACACCGTGTTTATATTTAGGACCGCTTTTAATCGTTCCGTCTTTTTCGTATTCACCATATTCGAGCATAGGATAACGGTCGTGTGTGTTATCAATATGAACTCGTCTTAAAGCTCTCTCTCCAGTAAAAATCTTTCCTTTTTTACCCATAAAATTAAGAA